ATGGTCATCACGCTGCTTGCCGCTTGCGGATGTTTTTTGGCGTTGATGCCCAACTCACCACATTCCCAGCAAATTGAGATTGCGCGGCGCACGTCCGGTATCAGGCGCTCATTTTTCTGGCGCGTAAGAACACCGGCCAATGATTTGCCGCGAATGTTATAGCGCTGGAGGCTCTCTGTTGCGGTCATGTCCTTCTGGCTGTTAAAATCGAGCAACGCGTCAACTTTAAACGCTGTGGTGATTTTTTCATTCAGATACGGCAACAGAAATTTAATGATGCCCTCAGGGTCACCCACGTCATGGATTGGGAATATGGGAGGGTTTTTGCTGTCGCTGAAAGCCTGGTTGAAAATGGTCAGGCCGTCAGCGCTGGTGTCGAGCACACTGTCCCCGAATATGGCGTTACCAAACGCACCAAGCGCTGGGTTGGCCATTTTTTCGAGGATTTCCTGCGTAATGGCGAACATGTAATTGACCGAGCTGATGGAGCTCAACAGCATAGTGCCAGAGCTGCGGCCGTAATCCTCGCCGCGCACCTTAATCATGCGCGTCATGTTGACCGGCCGCTCGCGGAAATTTTCCTCACAGAAAATGCGGTTGGGCGCGTTGCCGCTGTCCATGAACCAATAACCAACCCATTTAAAACCGCGATTGCCGTACAGGCGCGGGTCATAATCCTCGCGCGGCATCCACAAAAACACCAAGTCAAATTCATTGGTGAAATTCTGCACTGCCCATGCGTTTTGAATTACCAGAGGCATTTGGCTCAGTTTCAGATTATCGACCGTCCCGCCGACCATGCAGAATTCAGAAATTATTCTGGTCACGTTCCAGTGGTAAATCGCATAGCCGTAATCGGGGCCACCTGATTTGCCCTCTTTGATGCGGGTGTTGTCTATGCCGTAATTTCTGGCCACCAGACAGTTTTCATCGACGCCGCGCAGGAATGCCTGATTTTTGAAAATGCCTATCCCTGACGTTCCAAACGAGAACTGGTCATAAGCGTAGGGTTGGAGCGCGGCGACGTAGCCGCAATCGGGGTGGTTCATGTGGTAAAGCGTTTGCTCCGTGGCATAGCGATACCAATCTTGGACCACCTGAGGGTCAACAATGGCTTTGACGTACCGGCTCGGGCGCAGCTTGAACACGTTCTCGCCGGTTTCCCACATAATGCCGCACAGATAATCGCCCGCCTGGTTGACCGATATCGCGCTGGTGGGGTCATCAACATATTCGTCGAGCTGGCGGCTCTTGATGTTTTGGTTTGTCCACTGGTAATCCGGCTGCACGCTGATACCGACAATTTGCGCAATTCTGTCCCACAGCGGCTTATAGCGCTCCCCATTGGTCTTGAGCTCAGTGTAAATGCGGTAAATCTTGCGGAAGTCCTCGGCGTCTGACCCTTGCGGGCTCGTCTGATTTGGCACCTTTGGCGCGGGCTCGGGCTGCGCGGCGCTGACCATAACGGGTGTCCGTGCTTTTGATTTGGCCATGTTCAATTACCGAAAATCGTTGATTTGTTATTGGACACCTGTGACGGATTTAAAGGGTCACCAGCTGAACCTCCCGCCGTTTCAAGCAGTTGCGTGCGCGTTGCGGCTGCATTAGAGGAAGCGTTGTTTACCTCGCTAGTCGCGGGCGCTGTATCAACGGTTGACGCTTTGGCGCCGGATGCGCTCACCGCGCTGTAAATCGTTGACCCCACGGTTGCCGCCGCTGAAATTCCTGCAATAACCGTGGCCGCTGTGATAGCACCTGACATTCAGGCCTCGCTTGTTCGGGTTGTCAAAAGACGCCATTCATCGGTAAATTGCTCCTCCGCTTTTTTAACATCAATTTCATGAGTTGGAAACAACATTGTGAGGTCGGTGGGGGTTCTGGCCACAAACGCTTGTTTTCTTGGCGCCGCACACGCGAGAACATGATATCCGTTTATCTCTGAAACATCGTCACCAATGTACACCGTGCAATTCCCGTTGATGATAAGAATTGTTTCTATTTTTATGAGAGCCCCTGTAATGCGCACTGAGGGGGGTATTGTCACAGTCCGGGCATACATCCCCCCGTGAATGAAATGACGCACCACGAGGCTAATTTGGGGCTTTATGCCGTCAATGGCGCTGAGGTCTGTCACACGGTCAATCTGCGCCTTATCCATTGGTGGTATTGACGGCAATAACCAGTGTGCGGTTTCGAGGTCATTCATAGCCGTTTAAAAAAATTGTAGGTTTCGAGAGAATAATCCATGCGCGGCAAAATGTCGAACAATTCCCCATGAATTGGGCAGTTGATGAATATCCCCACGCTGCCGGACGCTTTTGCAAATTTCTCAACCGTTTTGATTAAACGCACGCCCGCGCCAGTTGGGCGAAACCGTTTCATAACAAACAGGCTCTCTACAACCGATAGTTTAAGACCGTAATGGGGAACTTTCGCTTCAACGATACTGGAAAAGCCGATTAGATGCCCCTCATGCACCACGCGGAAGGGCACCAGCACGCCGAGGCGCTCTATGGCCTCATAGTCGGCCTGTTTGTATTGAGGCGCTGGGAGGGCTTTAATCGCGTACTGAGCGTATTCTGCAACCATACCCTCAAAATCGGGGTCGGCATAGAGCTCAGCAACAAAGCTAAGCTCGATTTTCATTTATTTCCAAACAACGCGGCGCTGGGGCCAGATCCCTGACCTGGGCCAAGTCCCTGCGCATTTAAGAATTCATTCTGTTTTGGTGCAGCTGCGGCCTCATTGGACGTGCTTGCAGCGGGGGCAGACGTCGGAACCGTGGCCTGTGGAGAAACGCCGTTTAAAATTGTGTCTAAAAAACTTCCCGCGCTGGTGCTGCCAATTATGCCTTGCAACCCAGAAACCATTCCAAGGGGGTTGAATGGAGCTCCCGTTGCCCATGACGCCACAAGATTATCACCTAAAGCGGTCATTTCACGTCCTCCGTCTTAGACCAGATTTGCGCGTCACAGCACCACCACTGGACGCATTATTCGAATTGGTTTCCTTGCCGAGATAGCGCGCGCCGTAAACGGCCATCATCAAACTGTCGGCCTCGTCAGGACTATGCCCGTGTTCTTGTTTATATTCAATCTTTTCTCGCACCTGACGCTTGCCGTCTGGCCGGAATTTTTGTTTGAGGCGCTCCAGTTGCTTGAGCACGTCTTTGTAACCTTCAGGAATGCACAGAAATTTACTTTCAAACCAATCGCGCAGGTTCCAATAACCATCCGCGCGCATATTAAGGCTGCGCGGCCCAATGCCCTTGGTGCTCGCGCCGTCGAACGGATAGACGTTCTTTATTCCAGCAGCAATAAGGTCACAATACACGTTATAGCCCCCACCTCCAATATCAATGATAACCACATCAGGCTTAAAATCAGCAATGTATCCGAGGATTTTTCCCTTTGAAATTGTGGCATTGGGTTCATCCCATTTTAGTTGTTGGGTCAACGTCCAGTGCTCAGCGCTGCCACGGTCAAGGATTGTGGCCACACAGAGGTCATTCCCTTGTGCCGCCCAATCTATGCCCATGATGCGAGCTTTAAAGCTCAAGTCCCCCCAAGGGGTGTTTTTCATGGCGTAATAAAGCGCGTCACTGTCAAAAATATATTCATCGCCAGCTTTGACCGGCTGCCCGAGCCAGATATGGTTGTAATCGCGCTCTGAGCGATGGCGGCATAATTCGGCCTCGTCCAGAAGGGTGACAGGGCAATAAGGGTTTTCAAAATAGTCGATATGGATTGTGAGGCAATCGGCGCGCGTCGAAAGCTCCATAATCGCGTCCTCGCGCAACAGTCTGTTGAGGGTAAAAATGAATTTAACGGGGCTGTCCTGCTTACGCAGGGTCGGCAGGAGCGCGTCGATCGTCGGTTTGGTAAGCGCCTGCGCTTCATCGACCCACACGATATCGGCGCCTTCAATCCCTTTGATGTTGATTGCGCCGCGCTCGCGGAAGCCTTTAAAACCTATGGTGCTCCCGCTGGTCAAAGACCGTATCTTGGTTTTGCGCACGCTATAGGCCAGCTGGTACTTTGTGATTAAATCGCTGAAAAGCGTGTAAACGCTTTCCTCAATGGTGGCTTGAATTTCACGGCCGCACACCAGACGGGCAATACGCTTCTGCATTATGTACAGCAAAATGCGCCCGATGGTGTGCGTTTTTCCAGAACCGCGGCCGCCCTCGATAATGAAAATCTTATATTTGTTGAATTCCTCAAAAATGCGCTGGAGTTTAGGCGGAATTCCTAACAGCTCTGGGCAATCCATTTCTTCGATATAATAGGGTTCTTTAGCGGCATTTTCCATCTCACGCCCATATCCCTAATTATATCCCAAAATACTATTTACGCCCTCTATCGTTCGCATCAGGTGTTTTCTTACCCGCGTCGTCACATTGGGGTCAGCCATTAAATCGGTTGTTGCCGATAGCCAGTAATCCAACGCATCGCTTTGGTCATGGATTGTGCGAGCGACTAATTCAGGCTCCGCACTGTCGAATTCAACTTTGATGTCGGGCCTTACAGCAAATTTTGTCATGTCTATGCCCTCTCAAAGAAGGTTACCAGCCTTCCATTGCGGTTACGGCAGTTCCCGATGTATAGGCGGTCATTTTGAGAAAATAGTCTCCTCTAACGTAAATTGGGGAGATATTTTCGTTTACGGGAGCCGTCCAAGTTATTGCCGTACCCGTGGCATTCGTCACCGCGAAAGAATTCCCATTGTTGTCACGGCGCCAAAGGCCAATCGTTCCAACAAAAGTTCCAGAAATATTTACATTGAGCCCCATTTTGGCTGTGCAGAACGGTGAAACTGCATTGGCTGCTGCAAGGGAGCCATTGCGGATGCGCGTATTTGCCATGTGATACCCCTCTGATTGAAGCCCCTAACGCAATATCCACTAAATGTGGGAAAACGTCAAACGGTTTTGGAGCTCATGGGGTCGGGCGCGGGCTTGCCCACTTCGAACACAACTTCTTTGCCGCGAATTTTTAACGTGGGCATTATCACGAAGTTGGAAACGCCGGCCTCAAGGTCGGTGTACAGCTTGAAGTGTTTGGCGAGTTTATCGAGGGCGCTGATTTTATCGTGCAGCTTCATGCCTTTTTCACCGACCTCAGCAATGGCCGCTGTTTGCTCTCTGGTGAGCTCATGGAGCGTCTTGGGAACAATTTTGCCGTTGGCGTTGACTTTGTAATAATCCGTTACGTTGGCCATAGCTAGCCGCCGCAATTCCTCAAGCACCATTTCAGCGGTCAGTTGGGCTTTTTCTGAGGCTTTCTCCAATTTGGGCAGAATGTACGCCTGCACCTGAGGCAGGTTAAACACCCGTGTTGCGTGCCATTTGGCGCTTCGAGCTGAATAACCTGCCTTGACATATGCCGTTTGTTGGACGTGGCATTTTAGGTACTCGTCACAAAACAAACGCTGTTTTGGCGAGAGCGGGTTCATAACTTAATCGGTTCCCCGAAAAACTCAGTGTGCATGGCCTCGATAGCAGCGTTGGCCTCGTCAACATGCTTCTGGTTGCGTTCCGAAAATTCTTTGACGAAATCCGTGACGCGCGTGTGGTGCGCGACGTAGGCCGCGTTTTCTTCCTCTGTGCCGTCGATTGCTTGCGGCTCAAGGTTCCACAATTTATCGCCGTCCTTGACTTGATAGGCCGCGCGGCCTCGCAAATCAATCAGCTTTGCCCATATCACGCCAGAACCAGACACCACCTCATTGGTGGCCGCTTCAACGCGGATGTAATTGACTTTCTGACCTAACTCGAATGTTTTCATTTGGCGGGCTCCTTAGGTTAGAGAAAAAAAGCAGTCAGCAGAACCATGACAAGGCAAATCACGGTTTTTACCCAAGCGTCGGGAATTGGCATAACGATGACCAGAGCGGCCAGCCAAACCATAACGTCCGTAGATAAATGGTGCATGTTATTTTTCCTTTGGTGGGTTCAGCTTTCTGTAAAGCACAAGATAATCATTTTTGCAGGTTTCTGCCAGCATTTTTATATGGGCGTATGCTCCTTCCAGAATTCCTACTTTCTGGTGAAGAAACTCGATAGTGCCTAGATATTGCTCCAGCTGATTGTTTCGATCAACGATATAGGCCATGTCCACCATCAGGGAGGCCATTTCTGCCTCTACAGTCATTCTGTGCCGGTGTGGGCTATCCTTCATAGCCTCAGCAGCTTTGCGCTTCTCCTCGGCCTCTGTACGCAGACGTTGGCGGTCTTTATATTTGTGCTTGAGGAAACTGTAATACTGCTCGTCGCGTATTTCCCATATAAAATCATCAGACATCAATCCACCTCATACGTCACAATGGCGTCATCCTCACCGTTTGATGCGGCCTTATATTTTTCCGAGGCGGCTTTTTGTTCTGCGCTCACTTCTTCATCGAGTGGTGCAAATCGGCCACTTTCAGCGTCATATTTAAGTTTTGTCTCTCCGCGTCGGCCCACATGCTTAAACCGTACCTTGCGCAGTAAAACCTCTGTGGTGTCGTCAATGCTATCGCTGCGGTGAATGACGACGCCATTGTCGCACATGTTCACGAAGTGAGCCGAGCCCGCCATGTCATAGAGCGACGGCGCATCAATCTTGCCGGTTTTGTGGTTTTTCTGCTGCTGCTTGGGATGTACCACCAGCCAAACATGCACACCGTAATTGACGGCAAACCGTAATATCTTTGGGATACTCTCGCCCACATAGTCGGTTTCAGTTTTTCCCCCCAATACTTTCTCAATGCGGTTCCAAGGGTCAATAATCAATCCCTTGATGCCGTAACGCAGCGCCGCGTCCTTCGCGCGCTCCAAAATCCATTCCAGCGTCGGCATGGTATCGGTGCTCTCGATGAACGTGTAATGCGTGTCCACCCACTTGGCTCCAGCCTTGAGAGTGTCAAAACTCATGCGCCGGTACGATTTGGGGTCAGCACTCATCTCAACGCGCTTTTCCACCAGCTTGGTCGTGTGGGCTTCCTTGCCGTTCTCAGGACTAAACGCTGCAAACCTCCAGCCAAAATTAAGAGCAAGATTAATGCTCAGCGCGTCTAGCCATTCTGACTTACCCGAATTGGGAATACCCGTTACAACCGTTAATTGACCTGGGACAATGGTGTAGAGCTTATCAACATTAGGCCAGCCAGTTGAAACACCTGCGGCCATTCCGTACTCAAAATATGCGTAAAGCTCTTTCTCAAAGTCGCTGACCGAATAGAGCCCGAAAATCGGCAGGGCTTTGGCCTCGTTGATATCTGCACACAGCATATCGCCGCCGAGCCCCTGCATGGTCGCCCAGACAGTTCCTTTGGTCAGCTTGGCAACGGCGCACCGTCCTGGCCCCAAGCGTCTGGCGAGCTCCTGACGCAGGGCTAGGCCATCTCTGGTGTCATCGAAGGCAAATTTGACTTGGTTCCATTGTTTAGCCTTCTGCGCGGCGTGCGACAGATAGGCAAATTTATCCGGCTCGTGATTGAAGTCATCGCCCTTGGCCGCTATATCACCGCCGTTGGGGACGCCCAGCACATTGAGGAAGCCCCGCTCCATGAGCACAATGGCGTCGAGCTCGCGCTGCGCCATGATGACCGGCTCGCTGTTCTGACCCAATTTGTCGATGCCATAGAACACGGCCTTATTGGGGTTTTCCAATTTGCTTTTGCCGTCCGTGATGCGCACCAACGCATAATTGATAATTTGGTCGCCCTCAAAGTAGGGTATTTTTATTGCTTTTTTTGTACCGTCCCATGAAATCCTGTACTTTGTGGCTTCTTCTTCCGTCAAACCTTTTGCAGCCAAGAAGGCCAGCGCGTCAGGTGGCAGGTTTTTAGGAGCTTTGGGGGGCGCGGCGGGAACACTACCTGCGGCGTCCTCCATGACCTCAGCCCGTTCCCCAATATGGCCTGACCACAGGCAATGACGGCAGCGCCATTCAGCATATTCCGCAACCACCATCTCAACCTTTAACGGCGTTTTATCGTCTTTGGCGCGGCTGCTTTTGCAATAGGTCTGGGGGCAATCTACTTTGAATTCGTGCAGTTGTTTGGCTATGAGAACGTCTTTGGTGAGGATGATATTTTGTTTGGCAAGCTCGTCTTGAATGTTCATAAATTGACGCCTTTCGTGTGCAGGACGGTGCCTTGAGCCACTGCGCAGCATTGGGTGAAGGTTTTCGAAAGATACCCCTTTGCGAGGTAGGTTTGGAAGGCTGCTTTGAAATTGGCGTATTGCTTGCCTTTGGCCAGCATTTCCTGCCTAAACTCGCCCACCATTGCCGACAACATGCGTAGGTCGAGCTTATTGTCCATAATCCATTTGACCATTTGGCTGGGCGCCAGCTGGCCGTTGACGGCTTCCCATTCCTGCAATGTGACTAGATTTTTGGCATTTGTAACTTTGCGCGGCGTGCGCGGCGCATTGAGGTCTACCCACGTTTGCGCGCGGATAACCGCCTCAGTTACAAAACGCTTTTGATTAGGGCCGAGTGTGCCGTCCTGGCTGATAGCAGCCAGCACTTGTTTGATTGTAGCCATTTGACCTCCGTGATACGCCGGTTTCCCAATCGGCGGTATGCGTGGGTCTCTCCCCACTTGTCACCAGCTTTTTACAGAGCGCTCGTCTGGGCTAAATCCGGTCAATACCCGACAATCTGCGGATGATATCAGAATTTATTCTGAAATCAAGAATTGATTTACGGTATTTTTATGCAAGTACGGGCGGCATCACTTTTGGGAAACGATGCCGCCCGCGTAGCCCTGAAAGGAGGTCATACCTTGGCTAAAAACATAATACGACATTGATTATCGATGCGCAACCACGTTTCTCAGCTTTGAGCACTGTTTCTTGTGGCAGTTAAGGAAGGTTCTCGGCGTGCTCAGCGTTTGCTGTTAGTGCGGTTTAAAATTACCTACTCTGTGCTGTTCGCAAGAAAGAAGAAGCGAGATACCCAACGTGTCAAATATAAACGTAAGAAAACCATAAAGTCAACCATGTCGTATATCCATGATTTTTATAATAAAATTATGTTTGTTATAAAATTGGGAAACTTGTGAAACAAAGTAATAAAATTACTCTTGTTGAAGTTTTTTAATTAACACTTCACGAAATTTGTCTTCATGTTTTCTGGCCAAAATTGCGGCTTTTTTGGCTGGAGGCAAACTGTCAAGCCATTGGTCATATGGCAACCATTTTTCAGGTTTTGGGTATTTACGGTTTTTATTTTTTTCTCTGTATTCGCGTAGCCGTTGTTCACGTTGCAAAGCAGCTTCAAGTGACTTTTTGCGCAAAATTTCTTCGGCTTCTTCGCTAAGCTGTTTTTTAACACGCTTCAAAGCGTTTATTTTATTGTGATCTAATTTAGCCATTTTTAAAACTCGGTTGCACTCCGCGCCGCGTACTGACAACCCAAAACAACGCAATCGCGTCACACTCGTTGTTGCAATTCTGTGTACCTGGCACTCCGTTTTTCCAACCAAGGCGCATGGCAACGTCACACATTTCCACCTTGTCAGAGCTGCCAGAGCCAGTGAAGTCTTTTTTGATTTGGGATGGTTTCAGGCTGGCCATGCGGATGCCACACCCGAGGCTGAATATCTGGAGAACGGCGAGTAGGCCGCAATAGACCCGCGCGGCGCCGTTACTCATGAAGCGCGGCACGTCCTCAAAAAGAATTTCGTTTACGTCTTTGTACTGATACAGCCACTTCTGAAAACGCAGCCACCTGTGGCCTGGGTGGCTTTCCTTGGCGGATAGGGTGACCTCACCGCTTTCAATGATAACCCCGTTGCGCGCAACGCAATAACCGATTGTGCTGCCGAGGTCGATCGAAAGCGTGGTGAAGTCACCCATTGCCTTACCCTTCGCGGCTGATAATGCCGCCCGCAGCTTGGCTCTGTGGGGCGTCGGCGCCGTCATCCTCTCCGTGCTCGACGGAATAGCCAGGTTGGTGCGCGTGCTCCTTTGCGGGAATTTGCGCTTTTTCACCTGACTTGAGGAATTCCATTTCTGTCTGATAGCCCAGAGCGACCTTGAGGTCTTTGTGGGCGCTTTCAAACTGCTCACGCACATCCGTGTCCATTTTGCGCAAACGCAATTCATACGCCAGCGGGCCCGACAATACGCCAAACTCTGACTTGGCGCGGTTACGCAAATCACGCTGGGCTTTGCCGATAGCGGCCTTCTGCGCGTCGAGGTGCAAAATCTCATCGACGATTTTGACAAGGCCAGGGATGACCTCACCATTGCTGTTGTGCCCAATGCCTTTCAGGTCGGCCACAACGAGCTTAGGGCCGGTCTTTTTGACTTTGGCGGTATCATTGGCGGCTTTGGTTTTTTTTGCCTTGGGTGCTGCTCTGTCGGTCATAGTAACTCTCTCCTTTTGATGTTTAACGGTTTAAGGTCTAGTTTTTTCCCATTGTACATAATGGGGTTTTGCATGAAAGAGAGGATGGTTTCCAGCTTTCGCGTGGTCAAATCCCCTCCCTCACGCAGGCGGGTAACTAAAGACCTATCTCGCATGATATACCAGCCAAAAACACACCCGTCATTTTCCATTACGTTGATGGTTAAAAACTGCTCAATCAAATCCATCAACCAGTCGGTGAGGGGGATGTATTTATTTGGTGCGTTGCTCATGACAGTCAGTTTGCCCGAACTGGCATAAAAAAACAAGAATAAATTCTTATTTTGTTGTTGACGATAATAAAAACCTCAGGTAGAATTCAACTCATGCTTGATTTATGGGAAACAAATTAAGCACTGAAAGGAGATAAAAAATGAGCAGAACTGCACACCTTGAGGCTCTTTACCTCAAAATGGTATATGCCATGATTGAGGAGCAAAAGCAGCCCCGCCCGTCTGAAACTGTCCTCAGCACGATTGCCATAGCCAAAAGCCGTATTTACGCCGAGCACGCGCAAATTATGGCTCAGCGCGGCAATGCACCGCAGTCGATGGTGCTGCAATGAGGTACATCGCCCTGCTGGCTGTTGTGGCCGTAATCGCCATGTTTGTCTCTTACGCGCTCGACGACACACGTGCCATGAAAACATGCGAGGCGCACAGCAGCCATGATGAATGTTTTTACGCCCTTAACCACTGAGGTCACCATGCAACATATCTCTGAAATCACCACTAAACTTGTGGTGGCGCGCAATAAACAGTTGACGGAAACGCTTGAAAAACTGATGGCGCTTTACCGCATAGAAACGGGCTTAATCGGGTTTGATAACCCCATCACGCTTGAGGCCGAGCGGTTGGTGGGTGGGGGACGCAAACGTGCATAGTCAACCCAAAGGCCTGG